AGGATCTACCTGAAGTCTCTGAAGAGCAAGAAGCATCCTTTGATGATTCCATCAAGTCAATTCTCCTCGGTGAAAAGAAAGCCGTAAAAAAGGAAGAAGAAGAAGAAGACGAATCTGAAGAAGAAGACGACGAAGATGAAGATGAAGACGAAGAGGAGATGGAAGAATCCACCAAATCTAAGTCTAAGAAAGAATCTGAGGACGAAGAAGAAGATGAAGACGAAGACGAGATGGAAGAATCCACTAAGTCTAAGAAAGAATCTGAAGACGAAGAAGAATCTGAAGTAGAAGAAGAGGAGGAAGATGAAGAGGAAGAAGAAACCAAAGAAGCAAAAGCCAAAAAGGTTTCTGAAGCACTCGATACACTTCTTCAAAATGAATCATCTCTTACGGAAGACTTCAAGGCTGAGGCCGCGACACTTTTTGAAGCAACTATTGCTGAAAGAAGTATTGAGATTCAAGAAAAGCTCGAAGAAAAGTATAACTCTGATCTAAATGAAGAAGTTGAATCTGTCCGTGAAAGTCTCATCACTAGAATTGATGATTATCTTTCCTACGTTGTAGAAAGCTGGATGGAAGAAAATACTCAACAAGTTGAGAATACTCTTCGCACAGAAATCGCAGAAAGCTTCATAGCATCACTTAAAGATGTATTCGTTGAGAATTACATCGATGTTCCAGAAGAAAAGCAGGATCTTGTTGTTGAACTAACAACTGTTTCTGAAGAAACATCTGAGAAACTTGAAACTGCTGAATCTGAGATCGCTTCTCTTCAAGAACAAATACAGCAGTTCGAAAGAGCCGCCGTCATCTCTGAACTAAGTGAAGACCTTTCTGAAACAGAATCACACAAGCTAGAATCTATTCTAGAAGGTGTTGAATTTGGATCGAAGGAATCATTTACTAAGAAAGCATCAGTCGTCAAGGATTCAATCTTTGAAGGTAAAGAAGAAACAACAAAAGAAGAAACTCTTGACGAGGATTCTTCTGAAGATACAGAAATAATCATCGAGGGCGAGGAAGAAACCAAGAAGGTAATTCCTGCACATATGAAAGCATATGTAGAAGCTCTATCAAATAAATAATCCCAACTAAAACAACAACATAGAAAAAACTATTATGTTTAATACAGAAGAACAAATGAAAAAGTGGGCACCAGTACTAGAACATGCTGATGCACCTGCTTTCCAAGACGCGCACAGAAAAGCCGTCACTACCAAGCTTCTCGAAAATACCGAGAAGGCTCTCATGGAAGAAAGATCACAAAACTCTTTCATCTCTGAAAATAATCAAACTGTAAGTTCAATTGATAAGTTCGATCCAGTTCTTATCTCTCTTGTGCGTCGTGCAATGCCTAATCTCATCGCTTATGATGTAGCCGGTGTCCAGCCAATGTCTGGCCCAACTGGTCTCATCTTCGCAATGAAGGCTCGCTACAACGATGCTACATCTAGCCCAAGCGGTACTAAGATTGGCACAGATGACTTGGAAGCACTTGGTCTTACCGAGCCTGCAACTGCATTCTCTGCTAACGGTGCTTCCACAGCTGGTGGAACAAGTGGTGGTATGACAACTGAATCTGGTGAAGGTGATTCATTCAATGACATGGGTTTCACCATCGAGAAGACAAGTGTTACAGCTAAGACTCGTGGTCTTAAGGCTGAATACACAATGGAACTCGCGCAGGATCTCAAGGCTGTTCACGGTCTCGATGCTGAAGGCGAACTTGCTAACATCCTCTCGACTGAAATCCTTGCTGAAATCAATCGCGAAGTTATCAACACAATCAATACTAAGGCACAAGTTGGACTCGGAAACATCGTAGAATCTCCTGCAGGTGATTTCGACCTCAACGTTCATGCCGATGGCCGCTGGTCTGTTGAGAAGTTCAAGAGCTTGATCTTCCAATTGGAAATCGAAGCAAATGCAATCGCGAAGAATACTCGCCGTGGTAAAGGTAACTTTGTTATCTGCTCTGCTAATGTAGCTTCCGCACTTGCAGCCGCTGGTCAACTTGACTACACTCCTGCACTTGCTGCTAATCTACAAGTAGATGCAACTGGTAATACATTCGCCGGTGTCCTTAATGGTCGCCTTAAGGTATATGTTGATCCTTACTCAGGTGACGACTACGCTACTGTAGGTTTCCGTGGATCAAATCCATATGATGCTGGTCTCTTCTACTGCCCATACGTACCACTCACTATGGTTCGTGCAGTTGATGAAGCAACATTCCAACCTAAGATTGGTTTCAAGACTCGCTACGGCATGGTCAAGAATCCTTTTGTTACAGGTGCAGGTGAATTGGGTGATAATGCACAAAATGCATATTTCCGCAGATTCACTATCTCGAACATCAACCTTGGATAAGATTTAATCTTACCATTATAAATTTGAAGGGGTCTCGCAAGGGACCCCTTCTTTTTGGTTATAAATAACTTTATGTCAAATCTAACAAGTAATTATAATTTCCTATCTCCGACAGGATTCAAGCTTATTATTAATAGAGATAAATTATCTAATCTTGAATTCTTTTGTGTTTCCGCTACCCTTCCAGATTTATCCTTAGGCGAGGTTGAAGGTAATATTCAACAACATAAGGGATATTTTACAGGTGATGTTACATTTGGCGGACTATCTCTTACAGTAGCAATCGATGAAGATTTAGAGGTATACCAAGAATTATTCAAATGGATCACTGATAACAGAGATTCAGGCAAGCCAACAGTATATGATGCTACATTGATGATTCTTACTAGTCATCAAAACATAAATAAACAAATACAATTTAAGAATCTATTTTGCACAAGTGTCGCGGCTCTAGAATTCTCCACACAATCAACCGATGTTGAATACCTACAGGCCGCGGTCCAGTTCAGGTATGATGAGTTTAAGTTCGTATAAATAAACTTATATGATGAGTTTAAATGATATTTTGGAATCTTGGAAGATAGATTCTGTTATTGATGATAGCGCACTTGATGAAGATACTGTAAAGACATCAAAGTTGCACGCCAAATATCTAGAAATATATTCACTTTCAAAACTGCAACTGAGAAAGAAAGAGTTTGATTTAGAGAAAATAAAAAAGGATAAGTGGCTTTATTACACTGGTAAAATGACCAAATCCGATATGGATGAAAGAGGATGGGCTTATGATCCATTCCAAGGCATGTCAAAGCCATTGAAATCAGAGATGAGTATGTATTACGAAACTGATGAAGATTTGGTAAAAGTAAAAGCAGGAATCGATTATCAGAAATCAATTATTGATACCCTTGAGGAGATAATGAATAACATTAGGTGGAGACATTCCCACATCAAGAATATAATTGAATTTCGCAAGTTTACTTCTGGTATGTAATGAATGAAACTATATATCTATCAAAGAAGAGCGAGTCTCTTTTAAGTGTAGCATCTGAGGATTCTGGTATCCTTAGAGAATTATCCGAATACTTTACTTTCTATGCGGATGGATATAAGTTTATGCCTGCCTTTCGTAATAAATTATGGGATGGAAAAATTCGTCTTTATAATCAGATGAATAAGACAATACCTCACGGTCTTAAAGATGAGGTTCTTAGATTCGGTCAAGACAGAGGTTATGATGTAAGTCTTAGTTCTGATATAGAAAATCGATACTCTTATGATAAAGAGTTCTTTGATGATCTTTCATTATGTGCTGGTGGAAACCCAATTGAAGCAAGAGACTATCAGAATAAGGCTGTCGAATTTGCAACAGATAATGGGCGATCAATCCTGGTTTCGCCTACCGGTTCGGGTAAGTCTCTTATCATCTATATGTTGATGAGATATTATCTCTCGGAAGAAATGGATAAGAAGGTTATTATCATCGTGCCAACTACATCATTGGTCGAGCAGATGTATAAAGACTTTGCAGACTATTCCTCGGATGATCCAGAGTTCGATGTTGAAGAAGATGTGCATAGAATCTATTCAGGCAAAGCAAAAGAATTTGAGCAGTCTGTCGTAATCACAACATGGCAATCTGCTATCAAATTAAATCAGACATGGTTTCAACAGTTTGGTTGTGTTGTAGGAGATGAAGCTCACACATTTAAGGCTAAATCACTTACCACAATTATGAGTAGATTATCCTTGGCTGATATGAGAGTTGGCACTACTGGAACACTAGATGGTGGACAGGTAAATGAACTTACTCTTGTAGGCAATTTTGGACCTATATATAAAGTAACATCTACACAAAAACTTATTGATTCTAATACTCTTGCCGATCTGAAGATAGAAGCCCTTGTTCTTAAATATAGTGATGCGACAAGAAAAGCATTTGGTAAAAAGAAATATGCCGAAGAGATTGATTTCTTGGTATCACATGAAAAGAGGAATAGATTCATAGTCAATCTTGCGCTTGATCAAAAGGGTAATTCACTTATACTTTATAATCTTGTTAAGAAACATGGAGAACCTCTTTTTAAACAGATAAGAGATCGCGCTAAAAATAGAAAGGTTTTCTTTGTATCTGGTTCTGTAAATGCAGAAGAAAGGGAAAAGATTAGAGAGATCACAGAGAAAGAAAAGAATGCAATCATCGTAGCATCGGTTGGTACCTTCTCCACAGGCATTAACATAAAGTCACTAAATAACATTATATTCGCGTCGCCCACAAAATCACAAATACGAGTTCTACAATCAATAGGCAGAGGATTAAGAAAAAGTAATAATGGACAAGGAACAGTGGTTTATGATATCGCAGATGATCTATCTTGGAAGACTCGAAAGAATTACACACTAAATCATGCAATTTCAAGAGTTAAGATTTATGATAAAGAAAGTTTCAAATACAAAATCCATTCGATAAACATATGAGCGATCCATTAGATATCTTTGATAGTATTGAAGACACAGAAGTTCATACTTACCATCTTACAGATGGGTCTTATATAATCGCAGAAGAAGTAGATTTCGAAGAAGAGAACAATGTGATATATATCGTATTGCCTGCCAAGTTAGAAAGAACCAGTTATGGTTTTAGGTTTGGAATTTACACCATAGGAGGCATTGATGATGTTACAGAACTAAATACAAGAGCAATTGTAACTCGGACAGAGGCACCCTTTGCGTTGAAGTGTGATTATCTCAGATATATCATTGCCAACAGGGTAAGAAATGATATGATAGAAGAAGAGCTAGAAAAAATGGAAGAAGAGAATAAGTTATTTGATCCATTTGATCCTATGGTCAACAAGCCATATAAAAATAGATTAAATTGGAAGCCTGAGAATAACTGATCTCCTCTTTTTTATTGAATAAATCAATTATAATCATTTGTCAACCACTTGTCAAACATAAAAATAAGTATTGACATATTCCATACATAATATATTATATACTATATAATGAAACGTAAACCACAACACTATGTAAATAATAAAGAATTTTCTCAAGCAGTAGTCGATTATGTAACTTCCGTAGTCGAAGCAAGAGAGGGTGAAAAAGATGAACCTAAAGTTACCAATTATATTGGTACCTGTTTCTTAAAGATAGCGGAAGGACTATCACATAAACCTAATTTCTTTTCATATACATATCGTGAAGAGATGGTTATGGATGCCGTAGAGAATTGTATCAAAGCAATTATGAACTATGATATC